GAAGCAACAACTGAAGAAACTAAATCCGCTATCCTCTACGGAATCAAAAGTGGGGACATTTGGCTTACCAAAATAGCATATGACAATGACGGAAACAGAATCTACGGCAACGTCTGTCTTGAAGTTAGGTTGTTCTCACGTGGAACCTGCCTTTTGGAACACGTCAACCTCGGAGCATGTAACATTGAAGATATCTCCACAGCTTACTTTAACGGTATGTCAGAGTTGTGCAGTCTCCATGCAAGAACAGGGGTTGCCCAGTCTGGGGAATACTTAAACCCTAAAGAGGACAGACAAGTTGGTCTTGGTGTCTTAGGATTAGCCAACTTATTAAGAAGATATAAGATAACCTATGCTGAGTTTGGAAAAGCTTTAGAACAAGTCAATGGTGGTATAGTAAAACATACACCTGCATGGATCTTAGCTGATAACATCAAACATGGTATCAATATGGCTACACAAGTAGCTCACTCTCATAAAATGGTGCGTGCGTTCGCTATAGCACCTACTGCAAGTTGCAGTTATCGCAGCAAGGATCTGGACGGATACACTTGCACCCCAGAAATAGCTCCTCCAATTAGCCGTACTGTCGATAGAGATAGTGCTACATTTGGAGTACAAACATATGAATACGGTGATGTAGAGATCGCCTCAGAAGTTGGTTGGGATACCTATAAAAAGGTAGCTGACGAATTTATGAAACTCTACCAAAGTACGGGACTTCTTCACGGCTACAGCTTTAACTCTTGGAGTGATGTTGTAGAATACAACGAACAGTTTGTCGAAGAGTGGTTGGATTCACCCCAGACCTCCCTCTATTACAGCCTTCAGGTAATGGGAGACGTACAAGATAAGACAGATGCATATGCTGCACTTGATAAAGAAGACGTTGATAATTATCTGCAAGAGCTATTAAACGAAAACCCTGTTGATTGTAATTGCGGAGAATGATGAGAAAACATCCATACCAAAAACTTTTAGACCGTAAACGGAAGTGGTCACCCGTACAAACTACAGCTGGAGAACTAAAACATGGTGCTGAAGAAACCATCTACCGTGCTCTTGCAATACGTCATATGGAACTACCAGTTGGTGAGTTCATTGAAGACGCACTTGGAGAAGTACCTGATCTCTCAAGGGATCTACTCAGATCAAACGTTAAAGACGAGGAAAACCACGACCTCGCATTAGGTTATATAGCAAATGCTATAGGGGTTGACCCTAAGGCGGAAGCCGAAGCTCTCAGGTTGCGTGCAGCTTGGGAAGCACACCCCGATCACACAATATTAAAAGCATTAGTAGCTGAACGTGCTATATTCTTTGTACTTTTGCCTTTTTTTAGGTTTAATGGCGATGCTGGTCTCAGAACGGTATCAGCTGATATTTCCAGAGACGA